AATAAAATCACCACTGCCGCCAAAGTTTATGCCTCCGGTTGCAGCAATCATTTTTGCTTTTTCTTCGTCTGTTAGTATTGGATCAGACATATCTACCTACGGTAAAGTTTCTGGGAGTGCTGAAATCAAAAATGCACTCACAATCGCTGATGGTACTACAGGTCTTGGGCTTGAAGCGGCCTGATGGTTAAGGCTTACGTCTGTATCACTAGTTGCCCACATAATCTCTATGTATTGTCCTGCTTGCACATCAATCGTAAAGTTATAGTTAATTGCATCTATACTGCCTGACCCAGACAACACATGCTGTTTGGCAGTATTAGTAACATCCGTACCACTTCTTTTTATCCAAACGTCAACTGTTTTGGCAGCGGCTGAACTACTGGTTAACTGAGCCGACACTTCAAAGTTGTAAACCCCTGAATAGGTTGGGGTTATTCGGGTGTTAGACGCTACGCTCATGGCTTCGCCAAGATACGTGTTTTCAAACTGTATGGCGTATGCAGTGCCCGTAGACCCTGCATTTTGATCGACTGTGGAGAAGAATTTACCATTTGGGGTGCTAATAAAACGACCCCCGTAATCTCCAGACAACAAGTTTACAGTATTTGTTAGGCCATTGAAAAACAAACGTAAAATGTTGTTTAAGTCATCTAGGTAAGTACTTAGAGAGGTTTCCCTTGGAGCAACGGGGAGAGCTGGGTTAGTAACCTGATTTATAAGGTCGTTAGCCACTAACCTCTCCTACCGTCAGGACGCATCTGTAAACGCGGTACGCCTAGCTTCCAAGTAACCCCAGCCGCCGTAGACTCTAGCTTAAACGACATTTGCCTACCCCGTACCCGTGTATCCACTATGCCAGTAAAAGCCTCTATCGGTGTTGTAGCTGTACGAGTAACAGCCGCACTGTCGCTACCTCCTACTGAAGCAGGGCTATAATAACCAGACCCAGAATCCTGTAATGGCAGTAAACTAACCGTGGCACTGGGAGAACCTGCGGTAGAACCTTCAAAGGTCAAGTCAGGTAACATCTTGTTTATTAACATAAATCTGTCACCGTCATCCAAATCAAACTGGGAAGAGGTAATACTGGCTGTTATGGCTGCTGGAGTACCTGTTTCGTTATCATCCACACCTTTTTCTTGATTGATTAATTTGCCATCAAACGTAGCGGCTATTGGGAAGTCCCGTAAGTCAGAGTCCATCCACGCTGAACGTGCTAACGTGCCGTAATACCAGATGTTTTCCACATAGTTATACACAACATAGCGGTCATTACGAGTCACCCCAGAGGAACAGTAAAACCACCATATCTCATCAAACTCTTCGTTTGACCCACAAATAACCTGTTGGGCTTGGTCACTGTTAAAATCATCAAATACGTAACTGCGTACCGAACAAGGTAGTGTCTTGACCGTACCATCATAATAGTAAAACTTGCTTGTACCCATCCAGTAGGCAATATTGTTAGAGTAGACGGCGGCATTGGGACTGGCTATGGTAGTGTTAGACCCCAGTAACGTTGCACCCCACACTAAGGGAGCACCTAGATACTGTAGGCCGTACATAGCCGCGTCAGTCCACACCAATACTTCCTGACGTGCCTGTATAGCTTGTACTATTTCTGTGCCTTCAGAAAGACTGAGACTTCCCGCTTGATTAGTAGCAGTGGGATTCCAATCAGCAATGTCTTCTTGGTCGGACCACCGTAAAAGCATAGGGTCTAAAGCAGAACTACCTACAGCATTTACACCAAAACAAAAGGCAAACCTGAATACATCTGATACGAAGGCAATGTTAGCCACAGTAGGCACTTGCGCTGCACCTCCTAGTGAACTTACTAACACCCCTCTTGTAGTAACGCCGTTACTTGCATCCCAGTAAAATAAAGCTCCGTTACGATGTAAGAAAAATAAATCTTCTCCAAAATTAGCCTGACTATACAAACGCATTCCCGCAAGGGTAGTGCCACCCGTACCCCATGTACCTGAACTCCATGTACCTGCGCCCCAACCAGTAAACGGAACTTCTATTTCGTTTCCGGTATTAATCTGATAAGTACCTACAGTGCTAGACCCTCCATTACCTGAGTCCCCCGCAGAAGCAGTAACTGTACTACCAGAGGTATCTTTAGCCTCTATGGTGTAAGAATTGTCATTTACTTTAGTTGCTATCTGATACTCTTGGTTCAGAACAGCAGCAGTAATATTTCCCCCCAGAGAAACAGCACCGCTAAAAGTAACAAAATCGTTAACAACCGCTCCATGTGCAGTATCCGTAATAGTAATAGTTGCATCGCCGTTCACAGCCGCAAAAGTAACATCTCCTGCTGCTGTGGTAGCTCTAATAGGGGTAATGTCGTTATAAGCACCGCCTCTTTCAATATAGTATTTGAGGTTAGTACCTACAGAAACAAGATTCTGAAGACTCAAAGTAGCCCAGTTATGTAGAGAACGCGCTACTCCTAAGTAAGTATTAGCAGACAGTCGCTCCCAACCACCTATCTTTTGAGGCAACCCCCTTCTAAACCGCACCTTTTCAGTTTCGTACCAAGAACCTTCAGCCGCATAACGAGTGTTTTCTCGGTCTACTCCTGATTTAAACTGTATTTTCTTATAAGGCATTACTCTACATACTCGCCTGTTTTAATTAAGTCAGTAAGCTCTAACGCTCTACCACCTACTTGTTTAGCCCAACGTGAGTCTAGGAACTCAGTAGCAGCTTCTTTGTAGTTACCTGCTTCCATAGCAGCCAAAGCACGTTTAAAACCTCTCAATCTTGTTGCCCCAAGATTAAAACCAATGTCAATCATCGCATCTTTACGTACGTCATCTAACGCATTAAACCAAGAGTATTCTTCTGCTAACTCCTTGATAACACGTTCAATATCGTTCTCAAGCAAGTATTCTACTTCGTCCTCAGACAGCCCTATGCCACCCCGTTGGTCGATATTTCTACCTACCCCTACAGTAATCTTTCCTTCAGAACACTCATAAGCATGAGTTTCCACACCTTCATGGCGCTTTAACATGGCGATTAACTTTTTCATGTTACTCATTTCGTACTAGACCCAGAGAACCAAAATGCTGCCATAGTCCCCAGAATCCCTGATAGCTGGCCTAATACCAAGCTAATTATGGTTTCGTCATTTTGATCGTGGGGCATAATAGTTACAGCCATTACATAGGCTCCGTATAACAGTAACGCCAATATCCCAAACACTTTTGGTGTCCAATCGTTTTTGAAAGTTTCTCTCGCGTGTTGCCTGTCTTCTACTTCGGTTTTAAACGACTCCAGATCAATTTCCATTTCTCGGATACGGTCTCTAAAGTCATTGTCTGCTTCCTTGAGAAGCACCGCTTTTTCTGGTTCTCGCTCAATTAAGTCTTCTATTTCGTTAGCAGTAGCTTCTGGCACGCCTAGCTTTTGTGCGGCCATTTTGACTGCCATACCCGCCATAGGCCCACCTGCTGCACTGGCTATAGTAGGGGCAAGAGATTTAAGTAGTCCACCGAATTTCATTGTAGTAACAAATACACTTTTATAAGTGCCTCTAGTTCGTTAATTACTTTCCCGTGGAGTCTTCCTCCACGATCTCGTCAATCGTATCACAAACGTCTGGAATGCGGATGCCTGTCGTAACCTCAGTAGTCACGCGACCTACAGCTCGTATGCCTTTGTAAACACCAGAGCAGTACAGCTCCTTGTTGGCTATCATTTCCTCGGATACAGAGCATCCCGCCATTAGTACACACAGCGCAGCAATTCTAAGCATTTTCTACCTCGTCAATCATTTTGTTAAGTTCTTTCATTTCTTCTGGGTTAAGTATCTTGTCTTGAGCGTCCAAAAATATTTCTAGGCGCTCTTTGTACCCTTCCATAAAATGGTCTGATATAGCATCTTTCAGGCTTCTGTCTTCCTCCCTAACTTCTTTTGAAGGGTTTATGTAATCTTGCATGGAATTAGCAAAATACAGCATAGTCTGCGACCTAGAGGGGCCATAGCAAAGGCGCGGTATACGTGCCACCATATCTGAACCTTGCACACAAGAAATCTGGTTATCCAGTTCCATAGGACGCTTGAATCCTTTGAAGAACACATTAGGTTTACCAAAGGTTATCAGATTGATATTAGGATGTTTTTTCCACAATTTAGCCGCAGTTAGCTCTGCTAACGCTCCACCAAGACTGTGCCCACATATTAAAGTGCGCTTCTTCATGTCTAGGTGCTTCTTGACTTTACCCCAAACAGAGGCATGAGCTGCGGTAAACCCGCCGTGGCACAACCTACCTACGTAAGGTACTGGTACTACTAACGCATCGGTAAGCCAGTCACGCCCCTGTTGCGTCCCACGAAACGCTATGATGTCTATGGATTTACGTTTTGCTACATAGACTGTAGTAGAAGTAAGTTTACTTTCTATCTTTATAGAATCTTTGTTTTCATCATTGTAGGCTTTCATCGCCCAACTACACGCCATATTAAGTAAAACGGGGTCTAGTTTCATTACTCGCCACCTATTCCAAAAATTAAAAATATTGCACCAAAGATAAAAATAACCGCCCCTACTACACATGCAAACACTGTTGCTAGTTGTCTAACTAACACATCTTCTTCTCTTTGAGCCGCTGCTTTTTGTTTTCTTTTAACTTCTCGTTTTTTCTCAATTTTAGCTGCCTCTGCCTTAATCTTGACCCAACGATGCGTTTGACCTTTACGCGAATAATGATCGCGTATTTTATCCATCATCTTTTCAATGCGTTCCTGCTGTTGGTCAATTGTGATGGCTTCTTCTAGCGCAGAGCCTACCATCAAATCATCGTTACCTGCCTGTCGAGCTTTAGCTATATGCTCCTCGACTTTTTTCTTTGCAGTGAAGAAACGGCCTACTTCTCCCGCCATGTCTTCAACTTCTTTCTTCTTAGCAATAGCGCCCTGCACAACAACAAACGCAGAGTCTAAGGCTTTTATTGCAAGTAGAGCTTCACCGATCATTTGTACCACCTGCTGTCTTCATCTGCATTTATTGGCTGACAATATGCGTTAATATCAGGGGTGTCAGGCTGTTGTTTTATTTTTTCAGCAAAATACAGACATCTATTTATATCCTTAAAGCACAACGCCTGTTCGCAAGAACGCGATACATCTTGCCCTCCAATACTTATTATCAGTATGAAAAGCACCATGCTGCATCTCTACAACGCTTTAATACGGTCTATTTCAGCTTGGACTGCATCGGTAAAAGTAGAGCTAATATTAGAATCAGCTTCATAACGAGACTTTTCCGCTTCAAGCATACTTGCCGCTGGGTCAACCCAACCGCTTACTAGCCCCCATGAACTACCATCATAGGTATGCTTACCAGCCTTATATCCGTCAGGAGCAGTAACGCCTGTGTGCAAAGTAGCATTGCTACTATTAAGATCACCGATGTCAAAATTGTTGTCACCGTTATTTCTAACAGTCGCGTTTGGTGTTGCTGAAAGATCGACATTAACGCTATCGTCAAATAAATAAACGCTTACGTTGCCGTCATTTCGTGTAATAGTCTGGCTCATTACGAGTCTCCGTTTAATAATAGTGCTGTTGTTGAAATCGCTAACCCTGCTTTAACGCTAGGGCTACCTGCTGAAGTATTAAATGTGCCGTCTGGCCGTACATAATAGTTAGAACCAGCGGTTAGACTTGATAACCCTGTCACCGTACCACCTTGAACTATTACGCTACCCGCTGCTCCTGCACCCAATGCGCTGTCAGCTATTCCTACAAAGTTAGTTGCAGTTAAGTTTGTTGTGCTGTAAGCAGGGCGATAGGCTTGGAAATACTGTTGGTGCGAACTGGATACATAAGCATTACTAAAAATACCAACGTATTCGGTGTCAGGATCATACGACAACCCAATTTCACTCCTTTGGTTTCTTGTGTAACCTGAAGGACTTCCTGCTGTTAAGGTATTACCAGAACAAGTTATAGGGTAGATATTAAGATTATTACCAGTAGAATCAGAATAAAGAAACAACGTTTTCTTTGCAGTGGGGTGGTAAATTATAGCTCTACCTCTTGAATTATTACCACG